TGAGGCAATAGCGCCTGTACCAGACCCGCCAGTTAAAGGCACGTTGGTGTAAGTACCGCTAACATACCCAGACCCTGCGGTAATACCCCCCACTGCGATTAATGCAGACGTAGTTTTGGGGCTAGGATTTATAGAGATGTAATTATCTGTTGTAACAACCGCGTCGGTAAAACTAAATGTATAAGAAATTACCGGTTGTGCGTATGTATTTAAATACCCAATACCTATAGTAGCACTTGATGGCGTTGCTGATGTTAACTGTGTTGAACCGTTAGGGAATTTAAAACCCCCGCTATTAGATTCAATAACGCCATTGACCAACAATTTTGATGTAGCGCTAGGAGCCACGCCAGTACCAATAGCAAAGTTACCGGACGTAGCCAACTGCATTTGTTGAGCGTTGTTATTATAAAACGATAACGGTAAATAGCCAGCAATAGACGCTACAGTAAGTGACAGGCCAGAACCAGAGCCACCGAGATTAGTATTTGCGGTGGTTAATGTGTTACCCACTGCGTAGTTATAGCCTGAACCAGTAGCAGGGAACGTAACTGCTGTTACTACACCCGCAGTAACTACAATAGTTGAGGCAATTACATTAGCACCAGCACCGCCGGTTAACGCTACGTTAGTGTATGTATTTGTACCGCCGCTGGCGTAACCTGTGCCGCCGTTAGTAATAGTTACGCTTAACACCCCGCCAACACCAGAACCCGTACCTGTGCCGTTAATACCAGACACAAGTTGCACATCGGTCGTGCCGTTAGTTGCAATTAAAATTTTGCTTGCGTTGGTAGGATTAGCGGCATTTGTTGCTTGCCATGACGCAGCGGTTGAAGCACCGTTTGGCAACGCGTAAATACCTGTAGAGCCGTTTGTGGTACTTGACTGAAACGCCGTCCGAGATAAAAGAGTAGCGTTTGAAAAATCTAATTGAATATCGTCTGTTTCGTTTAAATTTACTGACTTAGTAGATGGGTACGTACAAAATACGTTTTTAGTACCCGCAGTAAACGTAACCGCGTTGTTTGAATTAGATGAACGATATACAGTTGTACGAGTCAGTATCAACCCAGTAGCGTCTAACGTACCAAAACCAACTTCCCATTCATTAGCGTTAGTATTTACAATTGTGTAGTACGTTGTGTTGCTTGCGCCAATACCGTTTGCAAACGTCTGAAACGTCGATGCTGCGCCCGCAAGCGTAAATGGGCCAGTACCTGTGGTGGTTGAATTTTCTAATACACGATCATTAATAACAAATGCCATGACTGTCCCCTTTAAGCGATACGGATAACAGCACTAGTGGAATCAGCCGTTGGGAAAGTTATAGTGAACGTACCACCTATAACTTGTTTATCTGAACCAAAGTCAAACACCGCCACAGCTTTATTGCTGTTAGTCGAGTTGTATATCAACGCCCCGCGACATGTGAATGTTGCTGAAGTCCACGAAGTGTCAGTAAACGATAGGAACGCAGTTGTTCCGCTTGAAGTCGGAGAGGTTGACACAACAAGCGTATTACCGCCAGCCGTGTAGCCTGTACCTGTAATTTCGTTAGTTGTGGTATACGCGGTTGTAGTTGCACCTAGCGTAGCTGAAGATGTGTACAGCGCCATCTTGAACGTATTGCCAGTGCCCGATACAAAGTTTTGCGTGCCCGATAACAGGTCTACTTTAAAACTTGTGGCAAGAGATTGTGTGATTGGCATTTAAACACCTTTTAAGTTACGGGTACCCGCGCTTGTCCAGAACGATAAGAATCTTGTTTCTCTCTTCCATCGCCCAACTGTTTGTAGAGCATCATAGCTTCGTCGTATTTACCCTTATACAACACGACCATGTCTTGCTCACCCTTCATAAACGTAATCGCTTCCATCAAAGTGCCATACAACAATACAGAATCAAAGTTGTCGCCAAGCCATGATGTACCAGCAGTAACAATAGACTCTGGATAATGGAAGTAATGCAACTCCACGGTGTACGCTGCATTGGGCGTAGGAGCTAACATTAAAGTTAATTCGTTGTACGGAGTAGGTACGTTTACACCAACATTAGGCCCGTATATTGAGTAGTATTCAGGCACGCCCGTCGCTGTTGGGTCAGGATAAGCCTGACGTATAAAGCTTGTATCTTTGTTTAATAAAAATTCTTGAGCGCTGTCGTTTCCAGCAGCCGTGTTAGTTAGTACCGCAAGTGAATAAACCGAAAGAAAATCCTCCGGCAAATTCAAATACTGAAACCCTGACTTCATCTGTCCGTACACATTTTTACGTAATGCTGGTGGTGAAACAGTATTGTATATACGCTGTTCAGCCTGTTTAATCAGCATATCAACTTGGTCAGAACTAGGAATAACAACCGTAGACGTATCATTCGTAGCCGTAAAGGCTGACGCTGCGAAGTCATTTTCGCAGTAAGATTTAACAGTATTAAACAGTTCTGTGTAGTTCATTTATTACGCCATTGGCCCACGGCACATAAAGCCTTTAGTAGCTGCGCCAGCGCCACGCATCTTAATACCGCTGGTCTTAGCCTCGCTGGTGTTGCCTTTGCTAATGCCGCCAACAGATATGTTTGCTTTGTTAATTACGTCGGCACCGGTGGTATAAGGTAGGTTGCCTTTTATAGCTTTACCTTCCATGTCATGGGGGGCTGCATACACAGCGCCTTGGCCTACTTCTTTACCCATTAATTTCTGAGAAAACTTAGCCATTATCGACCTCTCTGATTCATAACGCGCGCCATGTTGCGACCGACTTTACGCATAGCTTCGCCAGTAACACCGCCTTTTTTCAACGCAAGCTTAGTTTTCTTACCGCCGTGCTGTTGGGTATCGTGTTGACCCATGGCTTTTTTAACCATAGCTTTATCTTGCTTTTTATCTTCTTTGTCCATGTCTTACTCCTAGGTAATAGTTACCGTTAAATTTCCAACCTGCCCCTGACCTACTAAGTCGTTGGGCGTTAATCCATTGTCGTTTGCTCTAGCACCACCAATAGGTGCCCAGCCCCATTGAATAATTCTGCTACCTTCGCCAACAGTGCCAAAGTCGGTATTCGTTGTTAACTGCAATCCACTGTAGCCTGATTGGTAATAACTGGTATCTGGCCTTGGTTCTCTTAACGCTTGTGGGTCATCCACTGGGTACATACCCAATTGAAGCTGCGGGTGGTCTTGCTCCCAACAAGTCTTGCATACCTTAATGCTAACTTGTTTGGTCTTAATTGTCAGCTTTTTTAGTTCTCTTAACTTATAGCGAAACCCACACCGATCACATTCGGCAATAGCATTTTTACCATTAGCAAACCTATTGCCCATAGCTAGAAGAACGACTCACGAGGAACAAAACGATCCGCTGCCTTTTCTCTATCTTCACCCGCCGCTAACTCCCAAGACTCGTCATACATAACTTTTAATGCCATAACGCGCTCTGGAGAAACTTCAGGTTTCTTTACTGCTAACATATATGCCAAACCTGCAGTCATGCAATTTAAAAAACGAAACGGTATGTCAACTACATTAGTACCTGTACCAGCGTCAAAAATCCTACGCATGCGCCAATAATAAAATATGTAATACGGGGCTTGCACTGTGCCTTGGTCTGGCGCAGGCCATACATTAATCTGTGGGTTAGTGGCAGTAGCTGCCTCAGAGCCGCTTTTCTGACCTGATTGTCTATTTACCCATACCTGAATTGGACGTCCTTGCGCAAGCTTGTTAGGAATAGTCGAGTAGGTAGACACCGAAATACGGGTAATGTTTAAGTCTGTTTGGTTCGGGCCTTGCGCAGAATCTGTACGAATAACTTGTTCAATTAAATCAACAGTATCGGCAGGTAAGTCATAGGTAGTAGTACCCTGAACCAAGTTAATCGAACCTTGCTCTACAGTCCACAAGTTAATGCCACGGTTAGCCCACTCAGCCGTCATGAAGTTCAAGCTACGACGCGCCGTTCTAAAGTCATAGCCCGAGCGCAACTCTAAGCCACAACGCTCAAAGGCTTCCTCAAATATTTCATTGAGGGTTGGGTTAAACGTATTTGTGTCTGTTGTAAAAGCCATTTATGCTCTCGTTTTGCCTCTGATTGCTATACCGTCTGCACGGGCTGAAGCGGATTTAACCGCGCCACCTTTTTTATGGCTTCTATCTTCTTTGTTACTGTTTACTACATCACTTAATCCAAACGCTGCTGCACTCATTCCTTGTTTAGCAACATCATCTTTGATTCTTTGTGCTTTTCTTGCTTTTCTTGTTGCTTCGCTAGGTATGTTGGCATCTTTATATGCTTGAATATCTTTTTTAGTGTAACCCCTAGCTGTTTGCTTTAATTTTTCTGGTGTAATAAAAGCATCTTCATACTTTTTTAAATCTTTAAGATTTTGTTTATGTATTCTGCCGGGCAACATTTCGCCTATTTCTGGAATTCTTTTTGGTGCTGGCGCTGGGCTTAATTCATCTAAAAA